GACCTCGGGTGACTAGAGATCTTGTTGTCACTCCTACTCCTTAGGGGATAGATTTGTCTTTTGATCTTTCTTCACTGACTGAAGATCAGCGCAGAAGAGCCGAGGAACTTGAACAGCAGGCTTTGGCCTCTGGTCAAGATCCTAGCTCTGCTGTTCTGTCCGAGTTCCCCTTCCTTCGGATGGGAACTGCTGATGTAGAAGAATCTGTAACTGAAGCGATTGAGGAAGATGTTCCTCAAAGCCCCTATCAGTTGCAGTTGCCCGACTACTCAGTGATGAATGTCCCTGCTGGTGTCAGCAGAGCAGAAGCCAGCAGGTTGGCAAGGGAGCAGTTCCCTTCTGCTTTTGGGATAGGGGCTCCGGTTGATACTGAACCTGAGCCTAAAGAGGGCACCTTCTTTACTTCCCTCTATAGCGGACTCATGGGTTCTCTTGAGAGTATCCCCGGTGGAGCGCAGGCTCTTTATGGTGGCGTCACTGGAGATGGCGAAGCCTTTGAGGCTGGCAAGGCTAGGGTCAGGCAGGCTGATGAGCGAATGGCAGAGCGTGCCGGGAAGCTCACCACCCTAGAAGATGTCTCTCAGGCATATGATGATGAGGGACTAATCTCGGCCACAGCTAAGTGGCTTGAGCTTGCTACTGAGACTACTGGTCAGAGCATTGGCTACATGGCTCCGTCCCTTGTCGGTGGCGTCCTTCTTGGAAGGATGGGCACTGTTGCGGGCGCGATGCTTGCTGGACCCCTTGGTGCCGCAGCGGGCATGGGCGTGGGAACTCTGCTGGGTAGAGGTCTTGGTGCGTTCAGTGCTGCAAGCCGCGCGAGCAAAGCTTACAAGGCTGCATCTATTGGCAGGACTGTTGGTAGAACTCTGGGGTACACCGGAACCCAGACGACTAACTATCTTGCTAGCAATCTTCAGAGATCCTTGCAGGAAGCTGAGGAGCGCGGAGAAGACCTGACTGAAGAGGATTACAATGTCCTTGGTCAGGTAGCGATTGCCGGTGGTCAGACCGCACTTGAATCTCTGATGGTTCTCCTTGCAGGTGGCTCACTTGTTGTAGGTAACACTGCACAAATGCTGAGTGGCGGTGGCAGAAGCACTGCCATGAAAGCTTTGGCAGAGCAGATCGACAGAATTGACAACCTCAGCCCTCTCAAAAGATTCGTTGCGACGATGGCCGAAGAGGAGGTTGCTGAAGTTGGACAGCAAGCTCTGGAAAGACTGGCTGCTGGTGAGACGATTAGCCCTGCCGATGAAGAGGCTGCTCGCGAGTACATCCAGATTGCCTTAACTGCAATCGGCCCCTCGATGTTCTTTGGTGGTGTTGGTGCTGCGAATGCCAAGTACCAAGACTCGAAGGAGAAGAAGGCAGCACTGGCAATCGAGAATGCCAGATCTGAGATTCTTCAGATCCAGCAGAACGCAGCTAAGAGGGCAGAGGAAGAGGAAGCCCTCAACCTTGAGAAGCAGGCGATTGAGAGACGTGCCCAGTTCCTTGAGGAGGTGTTGCCGTCAGTAGAAACTGGCCGCACCGCAGAAGATGTTCATGCTGCTGCTGAATCTCGGAACATCAACTCCAGAGACATGGGGTTCCACTCGTTTACCAGAAGACTGGTTGGTAAAGCGAAGCTGGATGACCTGACGCCCCAAGAGCTTGAGGAAGTTTATCAGGCTGTCTCTGCTCTTCCTGTTCAGGAAGCAGAGATTAGTCTTGCTATTGCCTCAAAGAAGGATGCACTCTCCCTTGTAGACTCAATCCTCAAGAGCAAGAAGAAGGAACTCTCTGACAAGAACATCCTTAATGCTCTAGAGGAGACTGGCCTTCTTGGCGTGGACCCGAGGTATGTGTCCGAGAAAGAGCTTGCTGACATTGCAGCCTCTTATCGGAACAGGCTTGATGATCTTGGCTTGGTATCTAGGCCCGGTCAGGGTGCAAGAAGAGGGATACCGCAGGTAGATGAAGATGTTGCTCAGGATCTTCGTGACGCTCTTTCTGGTACTTCCGTTGATTCTGATATCGATGTGGTTGTACCTCAGAGTGCGTATGACGCCGTACTCCGTTACGCGAGATTAGAGAACAACGGTGTCTATCCTGATCTTGAGAAGTTTAAGGAGATCACCGGCTTCAGGAATGATGGCTATTACCAGCCCGCAATAGATGAGGCTATTGCTAGGGGTGATATTGCTAATGATGGATCCGGTCGAATAACTGTCCCGCGAACTCCTAAGGCGCGGAAGAAGCAATACGCTGTAGAGGTAAAGAGAGGTGGTGGTCAGGTTGAGCGCCTTGCGACGTTTGACACCAAGAAGGAAGCTGACCAAGCCAGGAAGGATTATCTAGCCGAAGCCAAGTCTGTTAGGGAAAAGGGTAGAGGGCCTGTTGGCATACCCGAGCTTTCTGTCAGGGAAGTTTCAGGTGTTATTGCCCCTAACGTACTTCAGTCTGAGCTTGTCCCGTTTGGACCCACGCTTAAGCCAGAGCCTGAGCTTGTCAAAGAGTACGAGTATGAAGTCAAGAAGAGTAAGGAGTGGGTAGTCAAGGGTACGGACGGAGGAGTTCTCTCCTACCACAAGACTCCCGCTCAGGCTCGACAGGACATTAAGCGGCGAAGAGAGCAGGGGCAGAAGGGCATAAGCTCTATCCCTGTAAAGGAAGATGTATTCAGCGTTGTTGAGTACGAGGTCGGTCTGGAGACCGGCAAGAAGACTAGAGCGAGGGGAGTCCCGGTAAAGAAGAACGATGGGATTCTTACTGAGGCGGAGGCTAACGCTGAAGCGCAGAGGCTTAGGGACAAGGCTTCCGGCGGCGCTGAGTCTTTCGGAAGAAGAGTTCTGGAAGATGGGTCTCTTGAGGAGGGGCTTGGCCTTAGCGCACAGGATCTTGCTGAACTATTAGAAGATCCGGTTGCCTTTGCGGAGAAGAAGTTTCCAATCAGTCAGGATAAACCTGCCGGTGCAGACACCAAGGCTGAACAGCTAGCCAAGGGTGTAAAGAAGTACTTATCGAAAGATAGAAGGTTAAATAATTTCAGGGTTGAGGTTGTGAGCACCCTTGAAGGTGAAGGCGAAGCTAAGTATGAGCCTGTCACTGGCATAATCAAAATTGCTCTCGACGCTCCCTCTCTTAACAATCCTGACCTCTCCTTTGATGAGATGGTTCTTGAGGCAAACAAGCTTGTTGATCATGAGCTTGTTCACTGGGCTTTTAGATCTGGGTTAATCACGCGAGGTGAGTACAACGTACTCAAGCGTGCTGCTGCTCGTACTCCGATAAAGCGTTCCGTTCTGTCAGGCATTAATCGGGAGCGAGAGGCTGGTGGCCTTGAAGCTTTGCCGTCTGACTTCACTTACCAGCAGTTAGCTAACGAGCTTTACGCTGAGCAAGGTCAGGCCGAGGGTTGGATTGGCGACGACTTCACCGAAGAAGCTATTGCTTTTATGGCTCAAGACTTTGGTGCGGACAAGAAGAATGTTACAGGTAAGCCTGCGAACATCTTCCAGAAGATGGGAAGAGCAATCCTAAATATCGGGAATGCATTTCGAGGTGCTGGATTCCGCTCCTCTGATGAAGTCTTCCAGACTCTCTATGGTGACACCTTCCGGCAGCGCCTCAAGAGAGACATGATGCGTGACGCTTACTACAAGAAGCGCCGTCATCAGGAAGAGTACAAAGACCTTATCGCGTCTATCGCTAGTGCAGCTTATGTTGATCAGACTCTTCAGGATTCCACGATTGCGAATCTTGAGAGAACTGGAGTTCTTGCGCCTAGCTCTCCGATCCGTTCACTAACTTTTGATCAACCTGCTAGTGCGGAAGAAGATGATACTAGGGAGACGGCTACTTCTAGGTCTGCTCGCAGGAGGGCCAACCTTCCTCTCCCGGTGAGCCAGTCGGATAGAGCGGAGTTAAGGGGTGATGTTTCATTACTTCCGGCTAATGCTCCAAACCCATTCTCTATTCCTGAAGGCTCAGAAGGAAGAGTGAATAGGAAGGTCAAGAGGCAGGAGAAGGCTAAGAAGTACAGGTCTGGACCCGGACAGCCTCTTAACAATAGGCGTGTCTTGAAGTTTAAGGACGGAACGGTTTACCCGATTGGCAAGATCAAGCCAGAGGATTGGGTGGCGAGAGTTAAGTCTTTGAACTTGAGTGACCAAGAAATCACCGACTTCAGAAATTGGTACTACGAAGTTAATGGTGAGTTCGCAAAGGTCTTCGGAGACCAAGGGCCTGCATTTGCTGCTGCTTGGCTGATGGCCCAGCAGAATGCATCTCCCTCTGCTGCACTGCAAAATGCTCTCTTGGTGAGAGAGCAGGTATTGACTGGCCGAGACACTGAAGCAGGTAGGAAGAAGGGTGGTCTTGCAGATGACCGACTTATTCCTTTCTGGAGAACTGTCATTGATCAAGGTCTTGAAGGTCTTGATATGGAAGCGGGGAGTCAAAAGCTTTACGACTTTGTTGACTCGGCCTTAGGGAGGCAGACTAGAACTTGGATGGGTGATAATCCTCTGGGTGGTGAGCCTGCTGTTATCGATGTTCACTCAGCTAGAGATGTTGGGTTTATCGATGGTGCTCATTTAACGAGGTTGAAAGAGAAGGTCGAGAACAAGTCTCAGCTTCGGGGCTTAAAGTTGGACATGAAAAGGGCTCCGACTGAAGCGAAGTATGAAACTTCTGCTGAATTCTTAAATGAGGTTCGCGACTACCTGAACGAAACTGGTGAATTTGGTGGGAACTTTCTGAGAACATCTGAGGTTCAAGCTCTTGGATGGATGGTCAATCTTATCCAGATGGGATTGCCTGCCCAGAATGTTGACTCTGCTCTTGCCGGTTCTTCTTATAGAATTTCCTCTGAACTTGAGTTTGGGGAGGGGGCTCCGTACAACCAAGTCTTCTCTCGATTGCCAGACCTTGATCTAGAGAATCAAATATCTGCAACTCACTCAGCGATTGGCACTGCTCTAGGTAAAGCTTCCGATCTTCTTGGTAGCCCGCCGCTAGTCAGCCACGATTCCGGCATATCTTCTTGGGTTAACTCAGTCTCTGCCTCTAGCCAGATTGAATTCTTAGCTACGCCTGAGACTTCATTGGATATGGCGAATGCACTTGGGTACCTGCTTCAGCAAACAGAAGTGTGGTCTGGTCATGAGTTAAGTATGACTGAAGGGGGGAACATCCCTTCTGGAGCCAACCACTTCTTTGTTGACCTTCAAGCTCCTGAGCTTGCTGATACCAAGAACCAGCTTGAGCTTTGGCAGAAGGTCTTAGACAACACAGAGATGGATCTCGGCTTCTCACCAGTAGAAGTTAATGGTGTCTCTGCCATGAGAATCTATCTCCCGTTCAGAGATGAGAACGGGAAGCTCATACGTTGGGCTAGTTCAAATAGAGCCAAGGCAGAGCAAGCAATGAACTCGATGCTATTGAATGGCATCAGGAAAGCTGGTAAAGAAACAGACTTCGATATAGATGTTTCATATGTGCCGGGTTCGATTCAGATCGCCCGCAATGATTGGACGGAGAATAAAGATGGGCAAGGTTACCTTCAGCGGTTTGAGAACAGACCCGGCGTCGTCGAAGGGCTTCGTGATAGTAGGGGGGCCGTCGAGCAGACGATCGAAGCAGCCGTCGCAAGAGGTCTCGAAAGGCAAGGAGAAGGAGGAAGAAGGTCTGTCTCTAGAGCGAAGCTCCCAGTCCGAAGTGAAGGACTTGGTGGAGGAGTCGATCGAGCAGGGCTCGACTCGGGCGATAACCGGGGCCTCCGACTTCTAGGAGACGAGGGCAATCCTCTAGAACTCTCTGATATTCATAGAGGTGTCAGGAATACACCCGAAGCTCAGAGGGCTGTGTACAGAAATCTTGGACTGGAGGCTGCCCCTGAGTCCAACACTTCTGATGAGCTTCGCATCTACCCCCTTGAGCAGGCTTTTGGAAGCACTGTTCAGAGTGTGGATGCGAAGCTCAAGCCTTGGCTTGATAGCATTGGCTGGGAGTACAGGGTGTTTGGTCCCAAGTCTGGGCCAAACGGCAAAGCTCTATACCCTGACTTCCAAGACCCCAATACCCCAAGCTATGACCAAGGTGTTGCTTGGCTCTTCGATCCTTCTGCTGAAGAGGGATCGTTTAGAGACCATGCGTACACCCTTGCTTGGAGAGCTACTCATGAAGTGGCTCATGGCCTTGTCAACGATAAGATGACAGACCGATACGGGGGAAGGGGTCGCCGCGCGGGAGCGATGGGCGTTGTACTTCGTGGACCCCACCATCGCAACGACACAGCCTTGACCTTGGCTGATGCGATGCGCGCTGTCGATTGGGAGTATGAAGCCTTTATTGAACAGCGAAGAATTTTAGAAGAAGAGTTTGGGATCAGAATATCTGATGAAGAGTTCAATAAAGAAAACAGCATCAACTTGGCTGACGCTGTTTACAGGTCGTTGACCGGCCAGTTCGGCAACCCCGGCGAGATCGGCGTTATCCCGACAGACGTTGATCCCAAATTGATGAGAGACATGGCTATGGATATGCTCCGATCTGCTGCGGCAGAGATGGGTATATCCATGGACGAGACTGTCCGGCAGGATCCGTTGTCTCAGCCGGACTCTCGTACCGGAGGAAGGCAGGCGCTTAGTCGTTCCTCTTTCGAGAGAGACACTCGTCTTGATGATCAGAGAAATCCTTCTGATAGAGACAAGCCCACTCTGCCTCCCAACAAGCCTGTGCCTCAGACCCGTGACCCGAAGAAGCTCATGTCTGCCGTGACATGGGGCTACTCAAGGTTCAACTCTGTCGGAAAATACATGGGCAAGAAGGGTGTAGGCATCCCCATCTATATACCGGCTGGGTCTACCGAGCTATTCGGTGAGCGTCACATCGAACGACACAATCCAGACATAGCCCGAAATACTCCGTATGTTGACACTAATGAGTTCCTGTCTGCGTTCTTTGAACAATTAAAGAACTCTCCCAAGGATCTTTCTTCTGGGCAGATACAGCATCATTACGATCCTTTCGGTCAGAAGATTGTATTCACTTGGAAGGGTGATGGGTTTACTGCTCCCGGTGTAGTCGTCATGAAGTACACCGATCAGCCGAGTGCCTACATACAGGGGCCTCGGTATAACGTCATCACTGCATACGCAAATGAGCGATATGCAATGAACTCTCCCGAAGGAAGTTTCGCCAGCGGACCCCGGCAGGGCGAGGCTGTTACAACCTCAGCGGTCAGAGATTTCTACGATAAAGACGAATCGTTCGGCCCTCGCTCTACAGGAAGACGTGCTGCAAGTAGGCTTGCTGCTGTTAGCTCTGAATCAGAGCAGCAGGCAATCGATGCTTACATGGGTCCGGGCGGGATGAGGCAGAGGGGGGATAAGCAATCTCTCCTTGACTCTCTTACGAGTGCATTCCGAAACTATCAAGACATCCCCTTCTGGGAAGAGTTCCGGTATCAGTACATTGATAAGTACGATGCTGTGTTCAGGAATGAGAAAGCTGCGACTGCCAAGCTTAGAAGTGAAGGCAAGCTTGGTCTCACCATCCCTGAGATGGCCTCGACCTCAGCACATGCGATGATGATGCTGAAGGACAGGGCTGGCGCTTTCCTTGAGGCAATGCTCAAGTATGGAACCATCGACTTCACCACCGTTGAGGGTGGTGACTGGATGGACGGCACGGTCATGGTTAATGACATGACCCTTGAGAATTCCGCTGATGATGCACTGATGTTTGTGCCGGGTGAAGGGATTGTCAGGAGACGGGTTGAGAAGCCCGGCGTGTACGAGGGGACTGGTGGACTTATCAAGATCCTCAGTGCCATCGCTAAGGTGAATGATTCTTACGTTGAGAAGTTCTTCACTTATGGCAGGGCTGTCCGTGCATATCGCCTTGATGGACAGGGGAAGCCTATCCCTGAGCAGTTCAAGGGTGAGAACATGGAGAACGCACTCCAGATCGGGTATGACAATCCTGAGATTCCCATTGCTTTTGCGAATCTCCAGAAGTGGAACCAGTCGTTGGTTGACTTCGCGGTTAAGACTGGTGTCTTGAACGATGAGCAGGCAAAGATCTGGCTTGAGTACGCTGACTATGTCCCGTTCTATCTGGACACGTCTGGAGAAATGGAGGGCGAACTCAGGGAGAAGTTCAGAAGAGCTTCTAATTCTGAGGACGACTTCAAGATGCTTAACAGCATGCTCCCGAAACGTCCTTCCAAGAAGTACAAAGGTTTCAGCGAGGGCAACCTTGATGATCCGATCGAGTCCACCATCAAGAACTCGATGGCCTTGATCAACGAGGGTATGAAGAACGTCGCATCAAACAGGTTCCTTAGGAACATGGTTGTTACTGGTGATGCAAGAAGACTTGACGACAGCAACTTTGCTGATCGTCAGGTTGAGCGTAGTGCGATCAGTGTCTATGAGAATGGAAGGACTGTTCGGTACTACGTCAAAGACCCCTTCCTTCATGATGTGATGGTTGGTTCATTCGATGGGCAGGGCCCGCTTGAGGGGATCACCAAGGTCTTCTCTCTTCCCGCAAGACTTTTGCGAGAGGGCGTTACTAGGATGCCCGACTTCCTTCTCGCCAATACTACTCGTGATGCGATATTGAGTTGGCTCACGCATTCGACGACGAGTAATCCCATCAGTGCAACTACTGACTCCCTCAAGAGAATCTTCAAAGATACTATGGAAAGGGAAGCCGGAGGTCAGACTACTCAGCAGAGGCTTGTTAAGGCTGGCGCTGTGGGTGGTCTTGAACTCAAGGATGTAGACCTTGCTGGTATCCAGAAGAGATTCAGCAGAAGGATCTCTGATGCAGGGTCTGTTCCTGAGATCTTGACTAGAACCTGGGATCTTCTTGGTGATATCGGCAATTTCTCTGAGTCTGCTGCTAGGCAGAGGGTATTCGAGAGAACCTACGATCGAGAGCTTAAGAGATTCAGGGAGCAAGGGAAGGAGCGTGGACTTACGGGCGAAGCCTTGACTCAGTACGCAGACACGCATGCGACTGGTCAGGCTGCATTCCAAGCAATGGAGGTGCTGAACTTCAGCCGGAGAGGCAACTCTCCCATGCTTCGTTTCCTCACTGCAACGATCCCGTTCCTGAACGCCCGCATTCAGGGCTTAGATGTTCTGTATAGAAATGCATACAAAGGGGAGAACACCCTCGGCATTGACCCGGACGAAGCGAAGAGAGCGTTGCTCCACAGGGCATCCTTGTTATTCGGAGCGGGAGTCCTCTATTCGCTTATGCATGGAATAGATGATGAAGACTTTGAGAACGTAGAGGAGTATCGCCGTAACGATAACTGGCTCATACCGCTCGGACCCCTAGCCACAGAGAATGACAAGTTCGCAGCGATCCCTATTCCATTCGAGGCAGGCATTCTTCTCAAGATTATTCCTGAGCAGTTAACTAGGGCAGCTATGGGTGAGTCCACGGGTGAAGGGCTTAGGGCAGTTCGTCATTCGATTATGAATACTCTGGCATTTAACCCATTGCCTCAGGCAATAAGACCTTTGGTGGAGCAGGCTACTAACTATAACTTCTTCACTGGTCAGCCGATTGTTCCGTTCTTCATGCAGAAGCTCGATCAGGCAGAACAGTACCGAGGTAGCACGACCGCTATAGCTAGGGCGGCAGGGAATGTCTTGCCTGAATGGGCTGGCATGTCTCCTCTTGAGATAGACAATCTCATGCGTGGGTACATCGGCTCAGGCTGGAACTACATAGACTTGTTTACGGATGTTGTTTTCAACAGGCCCGCTTTTGGATTGACCGATCAGGCAGAAGAGCTTGTAACTCAGAAGCCTTTCTTCAAGAGGTTTTTGGTTAACAACCTTGGAAGAGGTTACGCCGAAGACTACTACCGAATGCGGGATGAAGTTGAAGGGGTTGTCACTACCGTCAATAAACTTAAGACTCGCGATCCGTCGAGAGTCAATGAGTACATGAAGGATAACGCTGAAGCCTTGCGGGCTAGAGCTTTTGTTCGTGAAGCTGACAAGAGGCTCAAGCTGATCAAGTCTGAGAGTGATCGAGTGCTGCGCTCAGATCTTTCTAGAAAAGAAAAGGGAGAGAGACTCCGAATGCTGCAAAGGAAACGGATAGAAGTTTTCTCAAGACTCCCCAAAGCATTTGGTGGGAGTAGTTGATATTGAAAAGTGAAGTTCCCAGTGCTGACGATATTCTTGAAATGATCTCGGTCAAATCTGAGAAGAAAAGCAAAGTAGAGAAGTGGATGGACGAGAACCCGGAGAAAGGGGAAGTGTTCATCCAAGCAGTCCGTCGCTCTATGGCTAGAGGCTTACCCCTAACTCATGTGGTTAGTAAGTGTAAGGAAGTTTTGGGAGGGCCTCCGGGCTCGATCACAACTATCCGTTCGGTGCTAAGAAAATATGTCGAAGAAGAAGAGTGATATAGATCAAGTAGAAGAGATACTTGAGAAGGCCGAGTCGTTACACCAAGAAGCTACGGATGTTCTGAGTGGCAATGGGATAGGTGGTGTAAGGGCATTCCTTAATGCAAAGGAAAGGTTGGAGATAAGAAAGCTCAAGGCTTACCTCAAGCAGATGGATGAGGAGAACCACCACCTTAGGGGGAGAGTTGAAGCCTTAGAGAACTTAAAAGCTTTGGCTGATCCAAAGAAGAAAAGGATCCCGAAGCAAAAGGGCAGGAAAAGGAAGAGTGCTCTCCTCGCACTTTCAGACATTCACCTGACAGAGATTGTTGCAAGAGACACGACTTCAAACGGCAACGAACATAATGAAGAGATCGGCAGAGAAAGAGTCAGATCCATTCTGGATCAGGCTCTTTTTCTTTTGAAGGCTGAGTCTAGAGGCTCTGACTTGTTTCATCTTCAGATAGCTTTGCTTGGAGACTTTATGGTGAATGCAGACCTCCATTACAAGATGGAGAGAAGCACGCCTTACGAACCTTTGGTTGAGATGGAAGTCGTATACTCAATGCTTCATGAAGAGCTTGGTCGCCTACTCAAACAGCAGCCATGCGATTCGGTGAGCATTACTGGTGATGTGTCAAACCACGATCGAGATACTGAGCAGATGCAGATGGGTATGTCTGCCGATAGAAGCTACGACACCGCTATGTACCAACGGCTCTCAGAGGTTTACTCGGAGCCGGATTGGCATATAGCTAGGACTTACTACACAACTTCAACCGTTGGTGACTTTGTCACAACAACACATCACGGACATGCAAGAGGGGCTTCGATGAAAGAGAACTCCTCTGGCGTGATGATTCCCAGATGGACATGGCTGAACCAGCAGCAGAAGATCTATGGATTCAACCTTTGGGTGCAAGGTCATCATCATTCTTCCAATGTGATTTCCTCTCCCTTCTTTACTCATGTCAGCAATGGTTGCACGGTTGGGCATAACGGATATGCAAATGACTCTGGCTTCAGGCCGGAGCCTCCTAGCCAGCAGTTGGTGTTCATTAATCATGAGACATCAACAGTAGAGAAAGTGCATACAATCAATGCCTAAGCTGAATCGAAAGCAAAGATGCTTTCAGGTTCTCGCTTGGATGGAGTCTCTTTGGCCTTGCGGCAAGCTGTGCGTGTTCAAGTTTCCTGAATATGTGCCTGACTCAAATGGAAGGCCAACGAAAGAGTCGAAGAAGCTTTACGGTGTGACATATAGGGACAGCAGGAGATTCATAATCTATGTCTCTTCAAAGAACTGCCTAACAAAATCACAGTGTTTAGAGACTCTTATCCATGAATACACACACGCTTACTTGTGGCCTGCTGCTTGTGTAGAATTCAAAAGGCCGGAGCATGGGCCAGTCTATTGGACTGCTTACGGTGAGATAATGGACGCTTTCATGGAAGGGGGTGGAAGCGATGAGTCCAAGAATTTTCCCTTTGAAAGGTGAACATAATGGAATGGATTGCTCTTAATGTTACGGGTCTTTTTAATGTGGCGACTACTGTGATCAGTGTTGCGGCAGCGGTTGCTGCTCTTTTCCCGCAGGCCACGCAGGCTAGTGGTGCGATTGCTTCGTTGAGAAAAATCGTTGATGTCCTTGCGTTGAACTTTGGTAATGCGAGGAATGCCACTACGGAGTAGGGCCATGAACACTCTCCTTGCATTTGGGTTGGGCATGGTTTTGATTTGCATGCTCATCTTTCTCGTTGTGAAACTTGCTCATGACTCTGCCGAGAATAAGAAGAGGGCTGAACGTGCGGAGAAGAACGTCGAGATCATCCAGAGATTTCAGGATGAGATGTCTCGCCCACTTGCTCGTGGCAGTGAGCTTGTCGCAAGGATGCGCTCTCGGGTGCGTAAGCCCTAAACCAAAAAATCCCCCACCCTGCCCCGGCGTAACCGAGGAAGTGGTGGGGGATTTAGAACGGATGATCCTAGCTAGTGAGTATAAAGATCTTGAGTTGTGGATATCTCAGATAGAAAGGTATTGCAGTGCGATTGACTCAATCTAGGGCCGCACCTTCGGCACTGCCCTTGAGTTGTTCTCGATGCTCATGATCTTCTCTGCGTTCTCCCTTGCAGTCTGCAAGTCAACTCCATTTTCTACATACTCACACATGAGCTTGAAGGCAGACTCGAATCCTTTCCTATAGAACTTCATGTCTCTTGGAGTCATGCTTGCGAATCCCTCCTCTAGTCCGAGAGGTGCTGCTTCCAAGTTATTCCAGTCCTGCTTTGTAGAGATCGGCAAAGTCTTCCCTCTTCTCCTGCTCGTACTCAAGCCTTCTGTTTAGGTACCAGATGGCTTTCTTTATATCTTCAGCAGAGTCAGTCTTTCTTCCTGCCCTGCTTATGTACTTGAGTGCGTTGCCCAAGTGATAGTTAAGTCCCCAATCTTCTATCACTTTGACTGGCTCGTAGATCCTGCCCTTTACATAGTGCGAGGGTCTAGAGACTGAATCGAATTCTTTTGTCACTGAGTCTCCAATCGGAAAGGGGAGGCCAGTTACCTGACCTCCCCCAACCTTTTAGTCATGAGCCTGACTCTCCACTAACGTGCCTCTCAGGCTCTTGCGATTATACCGCTCCTTAGATCAGAACGGAATATCGCTGTCATCCTCTTGCGCGACCTTTTCGTCGGGCTCGACGGTGACGTATGTATACTCAGTACCCTTCTTGCTAGTCCGCTCCCAGCTTGCAACGCGAAGCCGGATCGGATCCTCGTCGTTGGCCTTCGCGGCTTCGACGATACGCTTGAGAGCCAGCCTGCTGATCTCTCCCGGTCCCGTCCTCGAAGGATGCCGATCGGTCTTTGCGTACTTGTTCGGGTAGAGGAACAGCCTCGCCCGATCGTTCTGAGTGTTGTCGTAGTCAGCCATCTTTCTTTTCCTTTCTATTGGCTTGTCCGCTAACCAGCGGCAAGTTCTTTCTTCTTGGAGGCGAATGCCTTCATGATCTTTGCATGCTCTTCAGGGTTACGGACCTCGATAGTATCGATGACCTCCCGGTTGTCCCTGAAGAATTTGAAGAGATCCTCAGTCGTCTCTGCATCCTTGACGAACTCAGTAAGGACGAGCGTCACCTTGTCCTCTTCATCAACCTCCTCACTCGATTCTCCTGCCTTCTTCTCCTGCTTTGGATCGCCCTTTGGCTTGGCCTTTTCAGAAGCAGTTGAACTATCACTGCTGCTTGCATTGCTAGAAGAAGAAGCATTGCTGTTTTCATCAGGGAGATCCTCTCCTGCATAGATGTACAGGCCAAGTCCAAGCATCGAGATGCACTTCACAAGGCATCTCATCTTTGCATCAGAGATCTGCCGTGCGTTCGGGTCCTTGATTGCGTTGTTCCTGTTGTCCATGACAGGTAGCCACATCGACTCCTTCACATGCTTGCCAATGTAGATGGTGCAGAAAACTGAACCGCTATCATCCGGGTATCGCATGTAGTCAATGTTGCCCTGTTCGTATTCGTTGTCCCGGTGCGAAGTAAACGCATACGTTGCGTTCGGGTAGTTGTCCTTCAGGATCTTCCACGCCCAAGCCCAAGACAAATACGTCAGGTTCATCTTGGACTCTGTGTGTTCGTTGACATTGATTGCACTGAGCGTGTCCCACACCTCCTTCATGGTGGGATTCTCAGTATCTGCCTGTGTCTTCTTTGCTGCCATCTTACTCTCCTAATTCTTGACTGCTCTTGATGTCCTTCCACTGGTCACAAAAGTCAGCCACTTGGCAGTAGTTATTCTCGCACCTTATGTGCTTGGTGGGGCGGTACTCAACCGAGTATCCGCCTCCTCTTAGTTCTTCTATGTAGTCTTCTGCTCCTTTCCTTGTGTCAAAGATCTTGACTGCTCTTGATCTATTCTCTCTCATCACTGCAAACTTGCCCGGCTTAGCCCATCGATCCTGAGCATTGCAAAGCTTTTGTATTTGATGAGCTTGAATCCTGCTCTCGATGTACTCCTTGCGGCGCTCGCTTGTCCACATGGGGATGCTGATCCTTACGATTGGCAGTTCAGGGTAGCCTCTTTGGTAAGCCTTTGAGGCAGTCCAGTCTCTGCAAATTGCAATGACCTCAAGGCCAACAACCTTCTCACCCTTGCCTTCTTCAACAAGCTCCGCATAGCAGTTCAACTGCTTATGCCATTCAGGCTTGCCTTCTTGCGCGTACATCAAGGTTGCAGCACTGCACGTCTTGTAGTCGCTGAGGATCCAACCTCCGTTGCTGGGGGTCTGCAAATCAATCGCGCCGGACAGCCTGAGCCTCTTGCCTCCTGACTTCTCAAGGTCTAGGAAGATGCGCTCTTCTGCGATCGAGTCCTTACTTGCTCCCTGCTCAAGGACTAGATGAACAGCGGTGCCGAGTAGGGAGAAGACCTGCTCGCTGATGTCTTGAGATATCTCTTCATCGTGATGCTGGCGAAGATTGAACACTCTGGGGCTATCGATTAAAGATGTCACCGAGATATCGGCATCGCCTTTCGAGTAAGCGTTCTTCTCTGCGAACCGCATGAAGGCTTCAGGGAGTTGATGCTTATTGGTTGTCTTCACTTATTTGTTTCCTTCGGTTACGCGAGGGTGCATGGTAGTTTCTATTTGGGGTAAAGCAACAGTGGAAAACGAATTTCGTTGTGTTATTCAAGGTGAGCCTGCAAGCGCAAAGAACCAGAGGCGCATCATAAAAGTCAAGGGAAGTCCAAGGATCATCAAGTCTGCAAAGGCGATGGCTTACTCACGAGAGTTTCAAAGCCAGTGTGTTCCGATGGAAGATCCGTATGAATGTGATGTGTCTCTACAAGTGAATGTTTGGTATGCGAGCAGGAGACCAGACCTTGCATGCATAGACCTCGTACAAGATTTGTTGCAGGGGTATGCATACAAAAACGACCGACAAGTCAAAGCATCAATGGCTTTGTGGGGATTGGATAAGGGGAATCCAAGGTGCGAGATCATCGTGAAGCCTCTGCCGGAATTTCAAAGCTCGCTCGGCGTGTCATCGCTTCCGCTCTCAGCGATCTGGGATCATCCGATGACGGAGCAGACAGATTAAAGGTTCTCGATTGGATCGAGTCTGAAGAGTTCCGATTGATGTGCGATGCAAGTGGATGGGATGACGATTGGGTCACCGATGTCTTCAGGGGCATTGATGAGATTCAAGGCGCAGCCCGTGAGCCGATTGCAAAGCAATGCGTAAACATGTTGAAGAGTCTTGCGAACTCAGGGGGGATAGGTTGAGCGCAGAAATTGTTGACTACATAAGCAGCAGGATTGTTCCTGATGGTATGGGCCGGAGTGTCCGCGCGGTGTGCCCCGCGTGCAGCCCAGACAGGAAGAAGAAGAACGAGAGAACTCTTTCGATCACAGTTAACGATGACCATGCCTTGTATATGTGCTGGCACTGTGATGAAAAGGGAAGGGTCAATTTCAAGGGGGATGGTTTGGATTTGGATTACGACTTTCAGGAAGCGGAGATTGTCCCGATCAACTCAGCACCTAAGGATCTTGATGTTGAGTACGGGCCTCCGACTGAGGAGTACGTCAAGTGGCTGGAGGCGCATCGGGGCATATCCCCTGAGACAACACTGTCCAGTGATGTTGTCTGTGGAGATGTATGGATCAGGTCGAAGGGCGAGATCACAACATGCGTAGGCTTCAAGTACACCCACATTGATGGGTCGAAGGCGATCAAGTGGCGTGACCTCGATAAGAACTTCACTCAAACGGGATCAGCCAAAGAGCTTTGGGGCATCCAGCATTTCGATGAAGGTGACTTGGTTATCTGCGAAGGGGAGATCGATGCTCTTTCCTACAGAGAGATCGGTGTATTCGCAGTGAGTGTTCCGAGTGGGGCACCGAGTAAGCCCAGTACCGGGATCTCGTCTCGTCGGTATGACTACCTGATGAACGCTAGGGAAAAGATCGAGAAGGCGGATAGGATCATCATTGCGACTGACAACGATGAACCCGGAAAGATCCTTGCAGAAGAGATCGTTCGCCGTGTTGGTCGAGGTAAGTGTTGGGTTGTCTCCTATGACGATGACTGCAAGGA